AAACAGGCGGCGCGATCCCGGATGATAACGACTTGAAGGCACAATTGACGGATCGGGAATACGGTTACGTGCTGCGCGAAGGGCGCGATGCCATCCAGTTAGAGAGTAAGAAGGATATGAAACGTAGAGGTTTATCTTCACCCGATATCGCCGACGCGCTGGCCTTCCTTCGCTTACCCAGTGCAGGCCAATCCGAATGCAGGGCGCGCAGCAGCAAACCGAACACCGATGATCTCGCACGATTACGACCCTTTTAACGAAGCTCAGCGGCAACCTGAGCGCTACTGACGGAGAAATACCATGGGCGGGAGTTCAGCACCATCAGCACCACCAGCAGTGACCACACCACCACCGATACCGATGCTGCAAAGCCCGGCATCGGTGCAGGCCAGCACTACGATTGCACAGCGCGCCAATGCTGCTATTGGACCCGGTGCAATGGATCAAACCGGTCCGCAAGGACTCACCACACCGGCATCTACCGGTACCAAAACCCTACTGGGATCATAAGGAGCAATACCATGTCACTGATACACGATGCACTGGCTAAGATCGAAGCAGCCTTTAACAATGTCCTCGACCTCGCCGATCCAGAACAAGCGGTCAAGGATGCTGAAGCCGAATTCCGCAAGACCACGGCTGATGCGATTGCTGCCTTGCAAGAAGCAGTCAAAGCGTTACAGCCTGCCGTTGCAGTGGCCCAAGCCGTTACTGCTGAACCTGTTGCAGTTACCAGCGCAGCCGTAGTGCTTGATACTGCCGAGCCTGCTGCGCCTACCGTCTCCGCAACATTGGATGCCGCCATCGCTGCTACAGCTAACCCAGCAACACCAGCCGCCGAGTAACCCATGGCAAAACCGAAGCTCAAGCTGGTCGGCAAGGAGAACACCGGTTCACCGGCGCTCCAAGAACTGCGCAGCCACTGCGATCAGATGATCACAGCCATGCGCAACGACCGCATGAGTTGGTGGACGCACTGGCGCGAGATTGCTGATTATCTGATCCCGCGCCGGTATAAATGGCTGATTACGCCGAATCAAGGCAATCGGGGAAGCCCGATCAATCAGCGCATTGTCGATAACACCGGCACTGTGGCGTTGCGTATCCTTGCTGCCGGCATGATGTCAGGGATCACAAGTCCTGGACGGTCATGGTTCAAGCTAGCGACGAACAACGATGACTTGAACGATTCGTCGGATGTCAAGCTGTGGCTGTCAGAGTGCCAGAAGCGCTTAGGCACTGTCTTTGCTGAGTCGAACTTTTACACGTCGCTGGCAACGATCTACGGCGATCTGGGGGCATTCGGCACAGGCGTCATGATCATGTATCAGGATTACGACGATGTGATTCGCTGTTTCAACGTCTGCGCCGGGGAATACTTCCTTGCCATGGATGAGCGGCAAGACATTGGCACCTGTGGCCGTGAGTTCGTATTGACGACCCAGCAGGTAGCCGAGCAGTTCGGTATCGAGAATTGCAGCCCGGATATACAGGGCGCGATCCAGACCGGTGGCGCAGCGCTAACGCGTGAGGTCAAAGTCGGCCATCTGATCGAGAAGAACAGCGATTTGATCGTCGGCGCACCGGGTGTTAAAGGGATGCCATGGCGCGAGGTCTACTGGGAAATGGGACAAGGCACGTCGTATGTGCTGCGTACGCGTGGTTTCCATGAGAAGCCATTCATCGCGCCGCGCTGGGATATCGTCGGCAATGATCCGTATGGCCGTAGTCCGGGCATGGATGCATTGGGCGATGTCAAGATGTTGCAGGTTGAACAGAAGCGCAAGGCACAGGCGATTGACAAGCATGTGAACCCGCCCATGGTCGCCGATGCGGTCTTGAAGAATGAACCAGCGTCGTTGTTGCCGGGTGGTGTGACGTATCTCGCCAGCAGTCAAGGCGTGGGTTTCAAGCCAGTCTATGAGATCAAACCAGACTTTGCAGGCCTGACCGAAGACATCAAGGAAGTGCAGCAGCGCATCAAGACCACGTTTTTTAACGATCTGTTCCTGATGATTAGCCAGTTGGATACCGTCCGTACGGCAACGGAGATCGATGCACGCAAGGAAGAAAAGCTTATTCAATTAGGCCCGGTGTTGGAACGCTTCGAGAATGAAGCACTGGATCCGGCCATCAATATCACCTTCGATATCATGCTGCGCAACGGTCTGTTGCCACCTGTACCGCAGGAACTATCCGGCCAGAAGATCAAGGTTGAATATATCTCGATGCTGGCCGAAGCACAGAAAGCCGCCTCGACCGCTGGGGTTGAACGCTTGGCGCAGTTCGTTGGCAGCATTGCCGCCGTCAAGCCGGAAGTGTTGGACAACATCGATTTCGATGAAGCCATTGACGAATACGCCGACATGCTGGGCGTCTCACCGAAAGTCATTATGTCGCTGGTCAAGGTGCAGCAGATCAGGGCTGCACGTAATGCCCAGCAGCAGCAACAGCAGCAGTTACAGAACTCGACAGCCGCCGCGCAAGGTGCGCAGACGCTGAGTCAGACCGATGTGGGCGGCGGTGTGTCTGCCCTGCAAAAGATGCTAGGTGCTGCATGACCTCTTACATTTACGTGCTGATCGTGCTGGTGTTCTGGGTTGTCGTGATCTCGAAAGGGATGCGATGAGCGAGAAAGTCATCAATGTGCAGGACTTGCGCAAGCTGGTTCGTAAGGATGCGCCGCTAAAAGACCGGCTCTGGATCGAGCAGCGCTTCGAGGAAGAGGAAGCCGCCGAGCAAGCCGAAGCCAAGCATTTGGCTGTAGCCATGGGCGCACCGCCGATCCCGCAAGCTCAGCTTGTGTACAACCACACTAATCAGACCGTAGGCGTAGCAATCAAGGGCGCAAAGATGATCTGTCCATTACCGAAAGGCTATGACGGAAAAGGCTTAGCGCTGGCAGTTTTACCGGGTGAGCGCATCTGCGTGACGCATCCGAATCATTCCCCGCTGTTGATCGACCCGATCAGCGGCACTACCAGGAGACTGTAATGGCTGATATTTCCCCCGCAATCCTGCAAGCGCAAGCTGCTGCGCAAGCACCAGGACAGAGCATTGGAGCGCAATCGACACCGGTTGTTGCACCTACACGCAAGCAATCGAAGGGCAGCAAGACCAACAGCAAAGCCAAGGCACCGAATGTCGCGGCATCGCTGTATCCGAATCTTCCCACCACGCAATCATAAGGAGCCTATCAGTATGAACACAGAAGACAACGCGCTCACCGCTCAGCCGGCGCATGTCATCCAGCGCACGGATACGCCGTCGCCGATCTATTTCAGTGAAAAGATCGGACGCGACTTTGGACAGCCATCCGGTGGCTGGACGGATGATGTCAAGCTCGCCACGCAGATGACGCAGGAACAAGCCGATCACCGTCTGGAAACTGGGCTGGCATCGATGGCCCCGCATTGCAAGGTGGTGGCACTATGACCAGCGTTGCGATCTGTATCCCATCCGGCGACATGGTGCACGCCGACTTTGCCTTAGCACTGGCTGCGATGACCTCCTGCTGCGGCCCATTCGAGCAGAACGGCAAGCAGTATGAAGAAATCTCGCTGGCCTTCATCAATACTAAGGGTTCGTTGATTGCCAACAGCCGCAATAAGCTGGTGGCCGAAGCGCAGCAACTGGGCGTCGAGTATGTGTTCTTCATCGACAGCGATGTTGTGGTGCATCAATACACGCTGCGCCGCCTGCTGGAACTGAAACAAGACATCGTGGGCGGCACCTACATTCAGCGCGAAGCACCGCATTTGCTGCTGGGTAAGACGTTGGACGGTAAGACGCTGCACGAAGCCGCACCGATGCTGGCGATCAATCCGAACGAGTTAATGGAGATGGGCGGCTTGCCGGGTGGTTGCCTACTGGTCAAGACCGAAGTCTTTGCCGGAATGACGGAACCCTACTTCCAGACGCCAACCCATGCTGCCGATGGCGATAAGCCAGCCTGGATCGAAGGTGAGGATTACTTTTTCTGCCGCCAAGCGCGGGAACTCGGATACAAGGTCATGCTGGACTGGCCGACTGCTTTGTCGATCAGCCATCTGGGGCAATCGGTCAATGTGATCCCCGCAGCACGCAAGCAACCAGAACAGGAGCCAGCCAATGCGATCATCCACTGATGACACCGATCTGGGCCGGGAAGATGCTGGCGACCGCGTATCGGTCAAGGAAAAGGAAAAGCAGGCCAAGGTCAAGGAACTACGTCGCTTGAACGGCCTGAAACAGATCATGGAATCGCCCGATGGCCGTGTCTGGATGTGGGCCATGCTTTCGCACTGCGGCCTGTTCGCGGTCACGTTCAACGGCAACAGCAAGGACTATTTCAACATCGGCGCACGCAATGCAGGTATGCCGATCCTTAACGAAATACAGACTCATTGCATGGACCAATACGTGCAAATGGTAAAGGAAAACACTCATGTTTAATGCACTATGGAAACGATACGTCTATCTCGAAGAAGCCGCTGGCGATGCTGGCGCGACGGGTGGTGCTGCTGCCCCGGCTGCTGCGCCTGCTGGTGAAGCACCTGCCGCCGATCCCGGTCTGACGCCACCCGGTTCGCTGCTGGATGATCCAAAGCCGGTCGAAGGCGACGCACCTAAGGAAGGCGACAAGCCAGTTGACAAGCCGGTCGAAGATACCAAGCCGATTGAATACACCGATTTCAAGATGCCGGAAGGGCTGGTGCTGGACGCCACCAAACTGGGTGAATTCAAGGAAATCGCTGCAGGCCTGAAGATCGATCAGGAAGGCGCGCAGAAGCTGATGGACATTTATACCAAGGAATTCAAGGAAGCCAGCGAAGCGCCAATGCGTGCGTGGACCTCGCTTCAGAATCAGTGGCGTGACGAAGTTAAGAACGACCCCATAATCGGTGGCGCAAATCTTGACAAGAATCTCGCTGCGACCAAAGCCGGGTTTAACAACCTACTCGGCGAAGACGCACCGAAGTTCTGGAACGCTCTGAACATTACCGGCGCCGGTAATAACCCAGACATTGTTCGCGGTCTGATGAAAGCAGCAGCCCCACACGCACCCGCAACGGCTGTGAACGGAAGTCCCGGCAAGCCTACTAAGACCGCCGGCGCAACACTGTACCCCACACAAGAAGGACTGGGGAACGGGCATCAACCTTAACGCTTCACGTCATGACTCATTCGGCCTCACCTTAACCCGGCCCCTGAATCTGACTCAAAGGCGTGAAGCTCCAAATCATTTTAAATTTTAGGAGCTTCACATGGCAATTTTAGGCGGAACCGCACTCACCTACGCGGACTGGGCGCGACGTATTGACGATGACGGCAAGGTCGCCACCATCATTAATCTGTTGTCCCAAACGAACGAAATCATCGATGACATGCTGGTGGTCGAGGGAAATCTCCCGACCGGGCACAAGACGACTGTGCGTACCGGCTTGCCGTCTGCGACCTGGCGCTTGCTGAACTACGGCGTGGTTCGTACCAAATCGACTTCGGCCCAAGTGACCGATAACTGCGGCATGTTGGAATGCTACAGCGAAATCGATAAGGACTTGGCTGACCTGAATGGCAATACCGCTGAATTCCGCTTGTCGGAAGACATGGCATTCTTGGAAGGCATGAACCAGCAAATGGCCTCGACGCTGTTCTACGGCAACGTCCAAGTCAATCCAGAACGTTTCATGGGTCTGGCACCACGCTACAACACTTCAACACTGGCTAATGCGCAAACAGCGGCCAACGTC